CGGCCATCGCCGTTTCTATTCACGCATCCACCGGATGCGACCCGGTGGTAGCTGGCTTTCGCCCTCTCGCTTATAGCGGAAACGGCACGCGGTCGTCGTACACGCTTGCGGTCATCGCGTAGATGGCCCCGCTTTTGGTGCAAGCGACCCCGACATCTGACTGCTGGTTTGCGCGGACCATCCGTGAAGCTGGCGGCCGAGACCATCGATATGCTCCATTGCTTTTGCGGCGGCGCCTTTGGATAGGCAGCGCTGCTCCATTGCGACGAAAAGCAGGACATCGAGGCGCGCATTACGCCGCTGCGCTTTATCAATGTGATTGCTTCTCGCATGCCCCTGGAGTCGATTGGCGGTATCGATATCGACAATCAGCTCCACGGACTCAAATAAAAGACGCTGCACAAGCGTATGGCGCAATTCCTTGGGCGCCTTTTTGGTCGTCTCATGCAGCGTGCTGACAAGCCTCTGCGCTTCTTTATACGCAGGCAGGCTTTTCGACTTTGCCATTAAAGTTCAAAGGGCAAAGGTTAAAGGACGACGCGCCGGACGGGACGCACCGAGCGGTCGGTGTTGTCCTTGAAGTAGGCAGTCTGGTAGCCCTCATAGCCAGAGTACGTGAAGAGCTGGTTCCAGGCACGGCCTCCTTCATCTGCGTCTGTGCTCGACCAGTAACGCTCAAGATCGACCGCCTCAGCGCCGCCGTCCTGGAAGTCCGTCACACTCGTCTGCGATGGATCGCCCGCGGTGTAGGCCGAGGCTGTAGGATCGCTTGACGGGTTAAAGCCGATGTCTTGCGAGCCCGGGAACGTGTATGTGTTGTTGCCCGTATAGTTATCCGCCGTCACTGGCTTCAGGTTCCGGTAGATAAGCTCCAGCTCGTCCATCGCCGGCAGATACCAGTCTGAGCCGCCATCGCTTGGCACCGGATCGCTTGAGCGGATTGAGCGAATATGCTCAAACGCCTCATAAGAGGTGTCGTTTTTCGCAAGGATGTTTTCTGTCGATGAGAGCCCGTCCCAGCGCGTGAACGACCCAGCCTGGCCCGTGCGATCCTGAGAATCCCACGGCGGGTTGGTTGCGTCCTCAAGGCTCTTAGGAGAAACCACAAGCGCATACCGCTCACCGGTCTGGTAATCGTCCTGACTGTCGATCGTGCCCGCAACGGTGTCGATGATGCCGACAAGGTAACCGCCCGCGTAAGCCGAGCCGATGTTGGCAGGATCTTCGGGGTCAAAGAAAACGCTGGCCGTCGTAAAGCTGATCTCCGGGGAGTAGGCGGAAAAGCCGTATGTCGCGCCCTTGTGGCGAACCTTGACGGTGTAGCTCTCCTGGCCTTCATCGAGCACGCCCGCGGGCACGTCGATGCTCTCAAGGTTGCTAGTGTCCTCGCCTGAATCGAACACCTCGACACTGTCGGAAACGCGAGTAATCACCCACTGCGATGACTCATGGGTGTCGCTGCCGTTGACCGTGTTAAAGGCCGACGAGGTAATCGTTGGCGTCTCGCCGATGTCCGTTGCGTTGTCAGCCGGCGAGGTGACGGTTGGCTGATCGGTAAAGATATCGGCCGTTGTAAACTCGGTGGCCTCAGAAAAATCCGAGGCGTCCCCGTTTTCATCGGTGTAGCGCACGCGCCAGTAGTAGTTGGTCAGCGTCGAGAGATTGCTGCTCGGCGTATACGTCGTGCTCGTCCCAGAGACGGTCTCATCGACGATCGTTGTCGAGAAATCGGAGACTTCTGAAATCTGCCACTGCGCCGAGGCCATCGGGACGCCGTAGAGGCTTCGGTAGGTGGAGGCCTCAAGCGTGGGCGTTAGCGTCGTGCCTGTCGCCGTATCGCTTGGCGACTCGTTGACGGGCGTTTGTACTAGAGCTCGCTCGGTGGCAGTAATGCTAAACTCACCAGTTGCGGAGTCGTAGCTCAAGTCACCTGCGGCTGAAAACAGGCCTCGGATTTCCGCGTCTGTTTTCCCCGCCTGGCCCCAGCTGAATGTGCCGTCGCCGTCAGACAGAAGCGCCTGCCCAGATGTCCCAGAAGTTGCCACCTTGAGCTCATCAGCGCCGATCGAGTCTGCCGTGTTGGCAAGATCGCCGTAGCTGCCGGTTGTCGCTACCGCTGCAAGCGATGACGACTGAGCGTACTGGCTGTGAGGGTTAGCAGCAGATTCATGAGTGCTTATACCGCTGTTAACGCGAGCGTCTGCCCTTGCGTCTGTGTAATAAAGGTTAGACGTCCCTTCGCTTAAATCATCGGTACTTTTGCCGCTAAAGTCTGTGTCAAAGTCCGTACTTCCGTAAGCTGCGGACTGATCTTGGGGCGTATAACCAAGCGCCCCGGTTACGTCTGAAGCCTGTAAGGTGACTGCCCCGTCGCGGCCATTAAAGGAGATCACCGTGCCTTGGGCAGAAAAAGCTGCGTCCTGCCAGACTGAGCCATCCCAAACGTAGAGCTGTCCGCCTGTAGTGTTGTAATAGAGCGCTCCAGTCGACAATGGGTCGCCGTCGTTATCTGTCGAAGGCTCTGATGACTTAGCGCCAAGGTACTGGTCGGTGAAATTGTCTAGCGCAGTCTCAGCGTCGGTCGCTGCTGTCTGAGCGTTTGTTTCGCTACTAGCTGCGGCATTGGCGCTGTTAGCGGCTGCTGTCTCTGAGTCTGCTGCGTTACTTTCCGAGGCAGCCGCGGCATTCTCTGAAGCAAGCGCATTGGTCGCCGAGGTCTCGGCCTGGGCTGCCGGGGCGTCCCAGTCGTTGCCGTTGTAGAAAAAAACCGCCTGCTCGGTGGTGTCGTAGTAGACCGCGCCGGCGACGATTGCATTGCCGTCGTTATCCGTGGTCGGCGCTGTGTCAAAAGAGCCAAGGAAGCGGTCGTCGAAAGTGTCGAAGATGTTCTCGGTAGCGTTTTTCGCCGCAACCGCATCATCCTTTGCCGACACGGCACCGGACTCGGCAGTCTGGGCGTTGGCCTCGCTTGTAGCAGCAGCGGACGCGCTAGACGCAGCATTCGACTCTGAAGTCGCTGCATTGGACTCGCTTGTTGACGCAGCGGATGCGCTCGATGCGGCCTTGCTCTCTGACTGGGAAGCATTTTGTTCACTGGTTAGAGCGTTATTTTCAGAGGTTGCTGCGTTTTGCTCTGAAGTAAAAGCGTTAGATTCGCTCGTAGAGGCAGCGGATGCAGACGCAGAAGATTTAGCTGCGTGGTGAAGAGCAGAAAAGTCATTTGTGCCGTCGCCACCAGCGTCCACTGATACAGGGGTATCCTCCGGGCTGATAGCCCACTCTTCAGCGTAGCCTTGAGAATCCTCTGCATCAGCAGCAGACTGCGGTGCAGTTTGGATAGCAGTTATGTTATCTGCCGCAGTATTCACAGCACTGATGTTAGTAGATACCGTGACAACATCTGATAGGTTGTTCGCTACACTTTCTACGTTAGCAATGCTGGCTGCAACTGTACTTATATCTGAATTAGAGCCATTAAGGTCAGATGATAAAGTTTGAATGTCGGAAATGTTTGTAGAAACTGTAGTGACGTCGGAGCTAATCCCAGACACAGTCACCACTTCTGAGTCAATCGCTGCTACATCCGTGATTTGCTGCTCAATGTCAGCAACCGCCTGAAGTGCGTCGTTGTCCACGGACTCGATAGCAACAATAGCTTCGTTAATTTTTTCTCTTACGCTTGCGCCGGATTCTTTGTTAGCAAAAGTAGGCATGTCTGTTAAACTCCATCATTCCATGTGTCTGTGTCGAACCAAAGGCCGCGGTCATCCCAATAGCCATACTCGACCACAAAGTAGTCCTCATCGACGATTAGCTCGCTGGTGACTGCAAAGGTCACGGCCACAGAGTTGATCTGGTCGGCTGATCCGATGTTGACTTTGTAATCGACGACTAGCGCGGTGAAATAATAGGTATCCGGCTCTGGCACTAGAAGGCGAAAGCTGTAGTTTTGCTTGCTTTGCAATGCTGCAATCAGTTCGGCCTGGCCTTGATCAGAGCGCACGTTAGCCATCTGCATCGTGAACCCATCAAATGATTCCTTCCCCTTAACACGCACAGGCGCATCGCTGCCGACGGCGTGATAAGTCAGCACCTCTGTGCTTTTGCCAAACTCAGAGACATCCGTGACCTCACCGACACGCTTGTAATCAAGGAATCTAAAGTCCGGCCCTGTGATGGTGTCAGGCACTTCGCTAGAGATGTAAATCTCTGTGCCTGCGGATGTGTATGCGTTAGACATTAGTTGATTCCTTAATCAATCGAGAGATTTTGGCTAATTGACTCCATGTCCGACTCTGCTTTCTTAAAAGTTGCATCAGCCTCTCTGGCCGTTGATGATGCCCTTACTTTGTATTTTCCTTTCATTCGGCACTCTTCTATCGCAGCGCCAGCTTTTTGCCACGCCTTAGCGTTCTCAACAATGCTTTGTGCGGCCTCCGATAAAGTGCCTTCCATTGCCCTCGCTTCCGCAGATACCCAAGGGTAGGATTCGGGTTCTTCCGGACTGCCGTCCGCGATAAATCTCTCAGCGTCTCTCTTTTTATACTCGTACGTGCTATCTTGCCCGGGTATTGCCGTTATATGGCGGGAGCGAATCTTACCTGCTGCTGAGTCAATCTTTTCTAAGTAAAAGACTTTCGCCTCATCTAGGTCGTTAAAACGATTGACCTCAACGCTACTCATTGATTGTGACCTCTTCTCTCAGGTAAGGCGGCGGCGGAATAATAATAATCACCTGCTCACCCGGAACATCGCTATTAACAGTGAGCGTGTCATCCTCTAGGGTTCCTGATACGCGCCCGCTTTTTAGAACTTTGTACCATGAACCAACTGGGATGCCGCTAATAGTATTGCTGTCAACAGACAGTTCCATCGGCACCCTTCCTTTAACCTCTTCGGCGTCTCGATCAAACCAAGCATCGCTCAGCTTTTCGGGCAAGGTGTCTACAACGAACGCATCGTTATCTTCTGTCTGGTAATCTTCAACAGGTGTCTGGACAGCCTGTAAAATACTGCCTTTCTCATCCACAACAACATAGTTATAAGTTTTCATCGCGCAAGACCTACTGAATAAAGCGATGCGTAAGCAACTTCTGTGTCTGTAAAATTGTCTTTTTCTCTTACCTGTATATCAAAGTTCCTAGTCTGGCCTGGGCTTAAAGTGAACCTATCAAAAATCGTGACGTGTCCGTCGGCTGTATCTGATGAAGTTACGTTAGGGAATCCCACAGGATTGTATGTCCAGACAAAAACATCTGTGGTGTTTTTGAAAAATCTCATGTAACCTATTACAAGGAAGTCTGCTGTATCCCCTGTGGGATTAGAAAACGTCGCAGATACAACACTCGTATAGTTGCCATCAAGTAATATATCGGTGTCGTTGTACGCGAACTGAGGCGCGGTTATTGCGTTGCCCTGAACCTGCAACGTATCGACAGCAGCGAAATCAATCTTGGCATTAGTGATCTCACCGTTTTGAATCTTTGCGCTATCGATTGCCGCGTTCGCAATTTTCGCATTATCAATCGAGCCATTAGCAATCAGTACATCGTCAATGAACACTTGGTTGTTCGTCACGATGAACGGTGCCACGTCATCAGAGCCGATGTTGCCCCCTTGGGGGAGGATGGCGAATCGATCTGCGTTGACGTAGAACTCGGAGAATGAGTTTCCACTGTCGTCAGTCGCTTCGTTGGCAAGCCCAAAGCCTGCCACAGCACCGTTATTGTCAATCTTTACAGTGTACTGATCTTCTAGCTCTGTGATTTCAAGACCATAATCATCAAGCCGAGTATTGAGGTCTTGGCTCAACTGAGACTCGGAGATGTCATTGCTGATGAATTGGATCAGGTCAGCGTTGGTGATTTCTGGGTCTACAGGCGTTATGGTGCTGTCATCACTAAACTCTGACCAGTAGCCGTGGACACTCCTTGCGCGGATTCGGACAAAGAAGGTCTCTCCGTAAGTATTAACAGGGAACCTGACGACAGCCGCTTCTGGCTCATAAGTTTCTCTAAGCGGCGCTGTTGAAGGGCTGCCGTACTCAACCTCAACCAGAGACGGTGTGGCTCCGCCCGAACCAAGCTGGTAGTCAACCAGAATATACGACTGAACTGTTCCAATCGGGGGCAACTGCTCATCAACCTGAAGAAGGTTAGTGATGGTTGGAGTTGCTGGCGAAAGTGCAGTCTCATCTTCGATGACGTACTCAACAGGGTCAGACCATTCGCTGAACCGGTCACCTTTGACCGCGCGAGCTTGAAACTCGTAAGTCGTTCCTACGTTCAGGCCGTCAATTCGGAATATGGATGAGTCTTGCGGCGCAGTCAGATCATATCCATCTGTACCGACCTCTCTATAGCGAAGCTGGTTTTGTTGACTTGAGCCGAACTGAGCTGAGTTTCTAACATTGACATAGACTGTCGCTGTCGGAGAACCTTCCCCGTCTCGGACAACGCTTGTGATGCTGGTTGCGTCGCCCCTGATGTCAGGATCATCAATTTCAGGCTTTTCAGGCGGAACTCTGTCTGGGTCAACTGGCTCCGTTATGACGGGATCGTAAGCAGGAATAGGCCCGTCGATTGCATCAAGAACATTGTCTGCTGATGGGACAGTCGTGACAGTTGCTTGGAAGTCGCCCTCTGGCTGAATCTCTGTGACCTTAACATCGATGCTTTCCCTCCCAAGCTCGCCGAAGATTACGAGATCATCAGGAGAGAGATTAAGCACCTCGTTGTCGAGCACGAGGGTTTTTGTGCCGGGCGCATCAGTCAGAACACCAACGGTTGAAAGTTGCCCGTTAGATTTCTGAATCTTGACGCCGTAGCTTTCCCCGGCCTGCATAGGGAAGATTTCATCAACTTCAATCTCAGTGTTGGAGTTGACAGCTTTGATCCTCCCAGCCGCCAGGCCAACAAGCATTACATCGTGCTGAATTGTCAGCAGGTCGCCTCGTTGGTAACGAAGATGCTGTACATCCTGCTTAAAGGTAAACCGCTCGGGGCGAAGGCGCTGCTGAGCTAGGTGATACCTGCCGTACTTGTGCGCTTGGTCTGGGTTGGTTACGCCTTTAGCCTGAAGCGTCTCATACTTCTGTGCGTTTGTTTCATCAAACCCGTCGTCAAACACCAGGCGCTCGGCGTTTTCCCAAGTCGTATCATCGACAAACCTGACCCTCAGAGCCTCGGGTATTTCTACAGCCGATGTCTCAAAGCTAAAGTCAAAGCTATTCCTAGGACTTATGACCATCCTCGGGACAGACTGCACAATGTCCCTGACAACACTGATCTTTGAATCCGGGTTAAACGCCCACGAAGCAAGCCCAGCACCAGCAACCTCTCCGGCTCTATCTAGCGTTGTGCCGGTATTGTCAAATATGCCGTTGTACTTAAAGCCCTCTGTCTCGCAGTAATCAGCCCAATCAAGAAGAGCGGCAGTGTCCAAGTCGCTCTGAGGGACAGGACGGCGGTTAGCTGTGCCACTCCAGATGTCTGCATAAATCCAAGCAGGGTTATTGGTGGGCTGCGGAACCCAGGCAGCGCCATTCCAAACATCAAGGACAGATGTTGCCTCAACAGACAAGTCCTCAATACGGCCATTAAGCTGATCTGTTGCTCGCACACGAAGCGCCATGACGACCGTGCCGTCAACATCAAACCCTCGGACACTGCGTATTGTGCGAAGAGCGCTCCAAGTGATTTCGTTTTGCACAGAGCTTGTGTTTGAGTGACGCGTGCGAAGCCTTGTTACCCGAACTTCATACTGCCCAGTCGGCACATTCCAGCGTAACCCACGACGTATTGTTTGCTTCTTACTGGAGCTGACATCAAATTGCTCTCTCTCAGCAATCCAGGCCGTCGTGCCAACTTCTCTGTACTCAATCTTGAAAGTTACTGTTGCTGAGGTTGTCTTGGCATTCTTGTTTACCGAATACAAAGCACCAGTAAAGTCAATGCTAATTTCGTCGGCATCTGTGTCGGTTGTCCTAATTGCCGATTCTTGATCGACCAGCGTAACCTCGCCATCGTCAGAGATTCCCTCAAAATCAGTGTTCTGAGTTGTAAACGCTGGGTTCGACTCAATGACGGTATTGGAGTAGAGCCTTATATCATCTGGAGCACCGATCTCGTACTCAACATCATCGAATTGATTGATGTCGGTTTCTCCGATCTTAATAGGGTCGCCAGCGTAAGGAATGGCGGTTGAGCCATCTACCTGCACATCTAAAAGGTTGACGGATGGAGAGGTGTAGGTTGTATCGCTAGTCTGCGGGTTTGTTGAGCTTGTGCCATTTAATGTGATGCGGATAGTAACGCTGACGTTCTGCAAGTCGTCGTTTGCAGAAAGGCCCGGGATTGGGTCTCCAGAGGTGATTGGGGTAAATGTGGCCCCACCGTCAATGGACGCCTCAAGACTCACATCGGTTTGTGAGTTATTTGAATCCCACTGAACCCTTACCGTCGATGCTCTATAAGAAACAGCATTTGATAGACTTAGAGGCGGCGAAGTCCATGTGCCTTGAGTTGTGCTGTCAGCCAATTCCAGAGATGAACCAGACACAACGACATCAGAGAATGTGCCTGTGTTCCAGCGAGCTTCATTCTCGAACTCATGCTCAACAAACTCACTGGATCGAGTAATCCGAGAGTACCCGTCTCCTACTGTAACGCCGCCAATGTCTAGTGGCCCGTAGCCGAGGCACACCAACATGCGAAGGTATTGGTCATCACCCACAACCTCAGTAAAGGGCTTTGCCGTCATGGGGATGGAGGGGAAGAACCGGAAGGTGCCATAGAGGCGCGGGATAGGCTGGAAAGCAGCAACCTGATTGCTAGTACCTGTTACCGCCTCTAGTCGGTTGAAGGACTCTGCCGCTGCTGGCTGCTCGGGCTGCTGAGGCGGGATCAGCGCATTGATCGCCATGTTGCCTGCAATAGAAATGCCTACTGCTGCTGTCGTGGCCTGCCATCCGCTAAGTCCGCCAATAGTGCCTGCGCCCACTCCGGCGCTTATGACGGCAACACCAATAGCAGCGACAACTCGTAGGATGTCCCCATCCTGCGGCACAGGCCATAGGATTAGCGTCGCGCCGTCTTTAACGCGCGTCAGGCGGTGCAGTTCTTCGGCAACTTCCTTGCCGTTTATATAAGCAGCGACAGGCGCACCGCCAGCGATCTCGTAGATGCTCTGGCCTGCTTCTACATCAGCATAGACCCATTGAGGTTTTAGCGGATGCTTACTCGCCTGTACTGTTACCGACATACCTGTAGAATCCTTCTATTCTGTTGACCCAACGCCAATCGTTGTAGTCCTCAACACAGCTAGTTCCGCCGTTATAGCTGTGGAGCATCATGTTAGGGGCAATGACTACAGCAATGTGCCAAGGACGCCCTCTGACAATAACCACATCTCCCTCTTGAGGTTCTTGAACTTGCAAAGTCATCTCAGCCAATTTTTTTTGTACTCTGGCTGTTCTGTCTTTGTTCTGTGCGGTTTCTAGCCCGGCGTCTTGCTTACCAAGGTGTATTCCGTAAACGCCTCTAAACACCTGCTCAACAAGACGGAAACAGCCATGCGGAGGCTCGTACTCAACTCCGACATAATCTCTGTATTTATGCAGAGGCATTGCTTGGAGCAAATTGCAGTGCTGGAAAAGCGTCATTGAGAGCGCCTTTCATAAATGACGCCCGAATCTGTATTTGTGTCGCAGAGTCTCCAGAGAGAGATTCAAACTCAAAGTTGACTGGGCCAAACTCCACAGTGTCAGGTGTGTCCGCCAAAACGATTTCGTACTTAATGTTCGCTCGCTCACGTTTGCCAGCAAGCTGCCTAAGTGCAAAAACAAGGCTTTGATCTACAGCATCCGCTGTGATTTCAATAGACGGCGGTCGGTCTGCCGCTTGCGATGCGGCCATCACACGAAACGGGAAGTTGGTGTAAGTGCCTTCAAACCTTTGCAGCTCCTGAGAGTCATTGACGATCCGCACGGTGTTTATCTCAGAATGAGTAATCGTCAGGCACTCTAGAAAAACCTTGTCTGTCGCAGAAGCCAGAACGGCCTGCAGTGCGCCCTGTGATAAAGCCATTACGGGATGATCTCCAGTCGCATCTGTACCTGATACTGATCGCCGGCAATCGCGGTGATCCGCGGCGGGTTGGTCACGTCAAAGCGCACGGCGGTGGCATCGCCAGTAATCGGGTGCTTCCAGTCGAACTCAAGAGCGCCCTGTCCGAGCGTATCGCGATAGAACTCATCGAACGTGGCGTACTGGTCGGCATCAAGCCATACGCGCGCTGAGAAAGGCTGTACGGCGGCTGTGAATCGCTGGCGCTGAAACGGTTTGCCCGTATCCATCTCGGTGCGCACGGCACCGCTGGGCGTTTCGATATTAAAGCCCTGTTGGTGGACTTCCTGCGGGAGAGAGCTCGGCCATGTCGGCATGTTAGAACTGCCCCTGTCTGCGTGCGCCGTGACGGCGGAAGATGCCGTCGAGCTGACCCTGGGAGTCGAGGCGCTCCATTGACTTTTTCACCATCACATCGACGGTCATCTCGCCGTTGGGGCCGCGCCGGGTTTGTTGTTGCTCGGCCTCCATCTGATCGCCGCTCTGGTTGATCACGTTCACCGTGACATCCCCGCCGCCGCCAAGCCGACTGTTTGGTGTGACCTGCCCGTCCTGGCTAGGAACGAACAGCTCGGGCCCACGCTCGCCGACCATGTAGGGGCGGCCGTCGTAGACGTTGCCGCCGTTCGCCCGACCAGGAAGGAAACTCATGCTCTGCATCTGCGCGGTCGATGCGACCTGATCGCCAGCACCCCCGCCGGGGAATAGACCAGAGATGCCCGAGGTGATTGCACTCGCGGCGGGATCGATGACCTGCTGGCGCAGGATGGCCGCGCTGATGTCCTGCGCGAGCTGCTTGAACACGTCGGATGCGGACTCGCCGCGGACGATCAAGTTTTCAAGCGCGTCGCCAATACTATTCTCGATGGTGTCGGCGACGTCCCTGACCGAATCGCCAATCGAGAGCATCATTTTGTCGAAAACAGGTAGCTCATCGGTAATCTGCTGGACGGACTTCTCGATGCCCGAGAAAGAGTCCTGCACACCCGAGAACTCCATGTCCTGAATAAGGTTCACATGGGCTAGGCTTTCAGGACCCCTAATCAGATTGCGCTGTGACCCGGCCTGTGCCCCAGCCGGTGAGCGCGATGGCATCTCAATGCCGTTACGTGTGGCCTCGGCTGCATCACGCAGAGCATCGGCGGCAGAGTTGCCCAAAGACGGCCCGGCATCACCCCCGTTGCGGAGCCGGTCGAGTTCCTTGCGGTAGCCCGCCAGGTCCTCGCTCAGATGCTGAATCTGCTCTCGGTAACCCTCGACCGCCGGCACATCGCCGAAGCCCAGGTTTTCAAGTTCCTCAACCTCCGAGCGCAGGTCGGCAATCCGGCCCTCCGTTTTTGGGATGAGCTGGCTTTCCAGGTCCTCGATCCGGCCGGTGCCAAAGCGCTCGACGAGCTCATTCATCATGCGCTCGGTCGCTCCCAGCGCCAGCCCGATCTTGCCAAACCCCTTGCCAAAGAATAGCCGTCCGATGAGACCGTACCCGGCCGGGCCGGCGACGTTGTCGATGTTCTCGACGGTCGTGGCCGAGAGCTCAAGGATCGTCGCTAACAGCCGCCGGATTTCCGCCTCGTTCTCCGAGGCAAAGCCAAGGAATGCGTTATCGAGGCTGCTGCGAATCTGATCGCTCATGATTGCCACTTCTTCGGCAATCCGCGCGGTCGACTCCACCGTCTCGTTGGAGGCGATATTAGCCTGCGTGCCTAAAGAGCCAATGCCATCAGCTCCGCGCCGGAGCAGCGGCAAAAGCCGCCGGGCGAGATCATCGCCAAAGATGCGCGCGGCCACAGCGAGCTGCTGGGTCTGCGTTTCCGCGCCAGCCACCGCGTTGGCGACGGTGTTGAAAAGCTGCTGAGGAGACTTGGACCGCAGGTCATCGACCTCGATGCCCACCATCGCGAAGTCGTCAATAAACGACTGCATGCCTGACTTGGCATCCTCGGCGCGGTCAGAGATCGTGATCAACGCATCCGAGACGTCCGCCGAATCGGCCCCCACCAGCCGGAATGCGAACGAGAGCCGCTGGAACTGCTCGGCGGTCACGCCAAGCGCCTGGGACTGATCGCGGATCGAGCGAGCGGACTGCAGGGCGGCATTGCCAAAGGCGATGAGCTGCTGCGTGCCGACGGTCAGCCCCACGGCGCCGAGCACACGAGTGAGCGTGTTAAGCGTCGAGGTGAAGTTATCCGTAGCGCGCTGGGCTGTCGTCGAGGCCTTGGAGAACTTGCCCAGATCGCGCTGGGCCTTGTTCACCGGCCGCGTATCGACTTCAACCTGCAGCCTTGCGACGTCTACCATTGTTTTTCCTTCGCTGTGAGAATGCGCGGAATTGCTCGCTCACCTTGTCTGCCACCGCCTCGCGGTCGACCTGCGTTGGATCAGCCCAGGGGCAGGGGCAGTTGGCGTCTTTGGATCGGTGGTGCTGGTCGGCGTAGGCCATTGAGAGCGTGCGGATGGCCTGCGCCTCGTGAGGCGCGAGTACCAACCCCGTGACTGACTGCCAGGCGGCGATGTCCTGCCAGCCGATCGGCACCGGCCCCATGCCGCCCTGGACAATGGGGCCTATCTCGTAGAGCCACTGCACCAGCTCAGGCATTGCGCCAATCGGCGGCCAGTTGCCCTCGTAGCCCTCGGCGCGCGGCCGATGCTGCTTTTCAGGCGTTGTCTCTAGCCACGCGCGAAAGCGGACAAAGTCAGTCGCTACTCGGAGTTGGTGCTCATAAAATTGGCCCGATCGCCCTGGAAGCTATCCACCTGCTCAATAAGCCAGGGGAATCGCTCATAGACGGTGCGGACGTTTTCAGGTGTGAACGCGAGCTCCTCGCCATCGAGCTCAATGCCGCCCCATTCGAGCGTCATTGCAACGCGCGTCTCCATCGCCTCCTGCTCAAGCGCATCGAGGTCGAGGTCGGAGGAGCGGTGATTGCGAAACCGCCGGCGGATGTCCGCGCGACGGCTTTTGGCAATCCTGGAGTCCGGCCCGGCAAGCTTGATCCAGGCGTCTGTGATCTCCTGGGTGATGGGGTGCCGCACATAGAGCGCGGCCCCCTCATCAGAGCCCTTGACCGTGTCGAGTGCAGAGAAATCCATGCTAAGACCCCCGGTCTAGCGTTTAAGCGGGCGAGACTTCGACGATCTCGTCGGTGATCTCGATGGTGATCGAGGCCGAGGTGATCTGATCGACACTGCCGACGTTGGCCGTGTAGCTCATGACCTGGCCGACGAAATACAGCTCGGTGCCATTCTGGAGGGTGACGTTGAAGCTATAGTTATCATCGCTGTCGAGCGCGTTGATGAGCTCCGTCTGCCCCGCATCTGAAGGAACACGGGCGACGGTCATCGAGATCGAGCCGTCGTTAAACGAACCCTTGCGCTTGACGGTCTGACGGCCATCGAGCGGGTTGTGGGTGACAAGGCTGTACTCACGGCCGAACTCGCCAAGGTCAGTCACCTCGCCGATGGTCTCGAAGGTAAGGGCCTCAAAGCCGGTGTCGTCGTAGGTGCTCGGCTCGCCCGAGACAATACCGATCGTGGTGCCTGCAGAGGTAAATGCTTCTGATGCCATTGTGCTATCTCCTGGTGTTCTCGCGCACGGCGTCGTTTAGATACTTGGTTGCTTCACGGATGCTCACCCGCATCATTCCCCGAGGTGCCTGACGCGACCACGCCTCGTACTCCAGTCGCTCGATGTACGGGACGTTGTTGGTGAGGTAGTAGATGGTGCCGGGGATGCGCTGCTTGATCGCCGTCACCTTCGGGGTTGGGTCTGCAATCGAGTCGATCGCGCTCGTGACGGGCGCCCCGATTGAGGGAATCCAGTTGGCCCGAGCGGTGCCGCCGACATAGCCAGGCGGCGCACTGTCAGGGTTTTGCCACTCGTCAGGGTTGCCGACCGGCGTGCGAGTGATGATCTGCCTCGACAGCCCCTCGGCGAAGTCGGCTGTGACCTCGTGAATCCGCTCGCTGTACTTCTCGGCATAGTTCGCGATCTGCTTACCGAAGCTGCGCGCCATCAGTCAAACACCCGCCAGTTGATCGAGACCGGGATCACATACCAGACGTCGTCAAAGAGCGCCGGGCCGAAGTCGATCGACTCGATATGCACATCCTGAATCTTGCGGTTGGCCGCGAAGTGATCGCGCACCTTGTCGGCCATGTTCTGCGCCGCACCGGAGCCCTTGCCGATGGGGGCAGCGACGCTGACCTGGTAGATGCCCGGCGTGTTCTGTTGGTGATCGAGTGAGTAGAGCGTGCCGCCGGCCGGCAGGATGCTGACCTGCAGATGCAGCTCGCTCGGGTCGGGCTCGTAGTTGGTGTTTGCCCAGGCGACATCGGGCAGGCCCGGCATGCTCGCCAGGTGCTGGTCGAGCGCGGCGGTGACATCTCGGAGCATGATTACTGCCTCGCCTGTGCGATCGTCATCACCCGAACGCCGGCCGGCTTGATCGGGTTGGTGTCAATGATCCGGTACTCAACGCCATCCTTGGTGACGCGGTCATCGATCTGCGGGGCGCCCGCCACCAGCAGCCGTGCATCACCGCGCTTGACCAGCGTCTCGTCGATCTCATTGCGCCGAAAGTCCGTCCACACCGTGTCAGCGGTGTAGGTCTCGGTCGTGCTCGATGTCGTGCCCGTAGCCGGGTCATAGCTCGTGCCGGTCTCGCGGGTGTAGGTCAGCGAGCTGCCGAAGCGCTTTAGCAGCGACTCCGCGCTCGCCTTGGTGCCGGTGTAGTCAAAGCTCATCGCCTAAGCCCGCGCGACGTTGATCACGTTGGTGGCGGCCGAGGAGGTGCGCACATACTTGCGCAGCTTCAGCCGGATCATCGGGTCGAAGTTGCGATTGCTCACCCCGTCCTGGTACTCAACCGAGATCGTGTCGACGCTCTCGGACTTCACCGCTGGCGTGATGACCGCGGCCGGGCCGTTGCCCTGATCAATGGCGATCGCGATGGTGTACTCGGCATCGATGATGCCCTGCGGCACGGTGGCGTCATCGAGCTCGACGCCATCAACATAGGCGTTCTTCCGCGGCCACTGCTCGGCCTGCGTGTCACTCGCCTTCTCGCCAATGAACTCAAGCGCTTCGAGGTAATCGTGAGCGAGCACGAGCAGCTCATCGGCGTTCGCTTCAAGCGTAAAGCCGCGCTCGGTGGCGTAGCTCGTGAGTCCGGTTGTATCGCCGTAGGCCATAGTCAGCTACCCCTGTATCCACTCGCCCTAATTGCCCGGCCCTGTCGCTCGGCCCGAGCCTTGGCGCCGCGCCCGACATAGCAGGTGCCCGACGGCCCCCACTTCCAGCCCGAGCGGCCGTTTTTCTGGCAGCGCTGCACCGGCATCAGTCATCGAGGGGCGTCGGCCCCTCCTCCTGACTCACGCTCCCGCGGCAGTGCCAGTCGGCGCGGGCTAGGTCGTTGGGTGAGAGCGCATCGCCCGAGGCAATGCCTGCAGAGCGCGCGCAGTAGTTATCGCCGGCCGGCGTGCCGGGGCGAATGCGCCCGCCCGCTTGGCCGAAGTTGATCACGCGGCCCTCGGAGGTGATGGCCGCCTTTTCCTTGTCCTGGGCGCGTGACTCGCGGATAGAGACCACGCGGCCTTTGATGCGATAGCGCTTGCCAATCTCAAGCGGCATCGCGCTTATTCCTCGCCTACGGACGGTTCGCCCGCTGGCGCTGTGCGTGATAGACCCGGAACGCCCGGCTCGTCGGTAGCGCGAACGTCCTCAACGCCTTCTGACTTGCGTTTGCCCCGACCTTTGGGTTTGGTGTTGGCATGCTTGAGTGCCTCTCGCTGGGCGCGCTTGACGCGCTGTACGGTTTCAAAATCGACCAACTGGCCGGGCTCAAGGCCATCCCTGTTTGCCATCGGTAAAACTCCTGATCGGCCCATAAAAAAAGGCGGCCCCTCCGCAGAAGGGCCGCCCTGTGCGCACTAACCGGTTTAGTTAGTGACGAGGAACGCCAGCGGGATGTTCTTGCGGTCGATCACGCGGTCGATGTTGCTCGCGCTGGCGAGCTCATCGTGTGTGAACGACACACCCGTGGGCGTGCCCGTGGCCTGGAAGCCGAAGGGGTGCAGAATCCAGGTGTTGCGCACCCACAGGGTCTCGACGCCACCGCCGTCGCCCTGATCGGCATAGCGCTCGACCTCAACCGGCACCTCGGGGCTGCCCACGCCGTAGCCAAAGGCACCCGAACCAAACAGCACGCTGGTGTACTTAAACCCGTCGGTGCCGCCCGCCTCTGAAGGCATCAGATCATCAACGATCACCCGCAGGCCGAGGTAGGTCGGGATGACCAGATTGCCCTCGGAGTCGGGGATGAAGTCGATGTCGTTGTTCTTCAGCATCTGGGCGTACACCGCCGAGTGAACCGAGATCGCCGTGAGCTCGTCGTAACGATCCCCCAGCGTATTGGTAGCCTCGACAAAGGCATCGCGGTTGAACTTCGTGCCGGCGTCCTGCCCCGAGACCGACTCGGAGGCCACATCAACCACCATATCGCCGGAGTCGTTGGCGACGTTGTCAGCGACAATGCCGTTCACGGTGGCGATCAGGCGACGCTGCCACTGACGCTCAAAGTAGCGATCCGTGCGGTTGCGCACCTGATCCATCGCCCGAGCACCCAGAGCGAGCTCGGAGGCCAGATCGGCGGCCTGCCAGCCCTGGTTGACGAACGCCTTGCGGGCGATCTGCTCACCCTGCACGACTTTCTGCGGCGTGGCCGTTGAGCTCGGATCATCGGAGCTGTAGTTCACCTCCACCGAGCCGTCGAGGTCTTTCCAGAACGGCAGCTCGGCGGTCTTACCGGCGGAGCCAGCAAGCTCGTCGAGGAGCGCGTTACGGGTGACGACGCCGGCATCGAAAAAGGCGGTCTTTTCAGGACCATTGACCGGGGGCAAATCCCGGAAAACGGTCACATCGATAATGTCACTAAGACGAGTGGTAGCCATGAGGTTAATCTCCTATTTACTGGCCGTAATACTCATTGCGCAGGCGCTGGTATTCCGTTGGGTTATCGGCTCGCAGCTCGGCGAGCTCGGCGCCTGACATCTCGGCAAATGATTTATTGCTTACGGCCCCGCCGTTATTCGATCCCGCGGCCCCGCCGCCGGTGGCACCGCTCCCGTCTACCAGGAACGGATACTTCTCTCGCAGTTGGGCGAGGATTTTGTCCTTGCCCACGGGCACGCCGCCGAGCTCAAAGACGACATTGTCGTCACGGAACTTGGCGTACTGTGCGGCTTTCTCCTGCAGGAGCTCGCCACGGGCGCTGTCGCGCGTAAGCTCCGAGGCGATCTTGGCGGCCTCGGTCTCGATGCTCTGGCGCTCGATGCGTGACAAAAACTCCTCGTGCCTCTCCTGGAGCTCACGCTTGGCCTCTTGTTCGCGCTCGTAGAGCTCGCGGAACTGCTCCTTTTCCTTGAGCCGCTCCTCCTCCTGGCGCTTCTGCTCCTCTTCGAGCTCCTTGGCGCGCTGCGCGGCGGTCTTTTTCTCCCCGAGCAACTCCTCGACCTTGTTCTTCAGCCCGCTCACTTGCTCATCGATGAGCTGCTGCACCTCCTCCTCGGTGTAGGTCTTGCCGGAAGCCTTAATCTCCTCGGCGACGTTCTGCTCGGCCTGCTCCTGGATTTCCTGATCTGTAGCCATTGCTCTAAGCCCCTAGCTTCGGTTGCTTGCCGGCCTCTAGCCGGGTTAGTCAGCCGGTTTGGCTTTCTGCCAAGCCAGCGGATTCTGGTCGCGCAGCTCCTGCAGGCTGATCTCGGCGCCATCGGCGTCGATGAAGTCCTTGGCGTTGAGCCCGCCCTGCTTGAACAGCTCGTACTTCGCATCACCGTCTCGGTACTTGCGAAAGAACTCGCGCTGAAAGTCGGCCGGCTGATCGTTAAGCCAGCCGGAGAATGTCTTGCGTGATGAGACCTGGCTGACGCCATCCGCCCCGATCGCCGGGCGCTCACCCTCAAGGCCGCCGAGCACCGAGTCCGGTCGCGGCTCGGGCACTCGCACCGAACGGCAGTTGTAGTGCAGCGGCGGAATCGGGCCGGTACCGGCCTCAAAGACCTGTCCGTCAAACCCCGAGCAAGTGGGGGTCGTGCGTATATCGAGCGTGGCGACAAACTTCTCGCCGGCCAGCACTGCCTCGTTCTCGGCAACGAAGCGCTCACGAGCCACGCTGGCGGTGTGATTCATCGCCGTCTGGACGACTGTCCGCGCCTGAGAGCGCGTCCGGCCCCTGACCTTCTGGCTCACCCGCCGAGCGATCACATCGGGCGTGTCATTCGCCACAAAGCCCGAGGAGATCACATTCTTGATCTCCGCTTTCTGTGAGCGGGCGAACGTCTCGACCATCTCATCGATGCTCAGGCGCTGGCGCTGCCCGCCAATGAGTAGCGTGGCCGCGCTGGAAAACACCGCAGCGCGTAGCGTGTCAGTGTCCGGCCGGCGGCTCTCGCCATCGACCACCTGATCGAGCGTGCGTTTCTGGAAATCCACCTCGTCCTCGGCGAACTCACCGACACGGTCTGACAGGCGCGTGCGCAGGTTCTGCACCGTGCCCTCGATGATCGTGTCGATGCTGGTCAAAAGCGCCCCGAGAAGGCCTCTCTGGAGGCTGCTGTCGGTCTCTGCGAGCCGGGCCTGAATGTCAGAGCGCATCTTCTCAAGCGACTCGTCCGCCTCTCTGGCAACGCCGCGGGCGGCGCGCTGGATCATGACCTGCCGGCGCGTGATGGCGTCAGCCAGGAAGTCGCGGGCGCTCATAGCGGTGAGGAGGCGTTCTCAGCGTCGATGTCCTCGTCGCTCATCTCCTCGGGGATATGCAGTCGGCCCTTGCGGATGGAATCGCGCTGGATGGAGCGCGAGATCACGCCGACATCACCGAGCTGGATGAGCGCCATCAACTTCTGCGCATCAAGATCGTCCTGCCAGAAATCCGTGTTGAGCTCGTAGTAAATCTCATCGACCACCTGAACGCCCTCAAAGCGAGCGGCATCCATGAGCGCGGCGGTCAGGGCGCGAGAGAGGTTGTTGACGATCTGATCGAGTGTGCTCGACTCAGCACTTGCGTTAATGCGCGCCGCCTCGGCCGTCTCCGATGGCCCGCCGCGCTGGATCAGCCGCGCGCCAATGCCGACCATCTCCTGCTCCTTGCGCTCTTTGAGCTGCACGAGCAGATTGCGCTCCTCGGGCTGCACGAGCTCAACGCTCCCGCCCTGGGTGACGATGCCGGTGCGCGAACCCAGCTGAACGCCGTTGGGGTTCTGCTCGGCAAAGACCTCGGCGGGCGTATCGCCGATGTTCAGGTGCAGCGTGGGCTGGCCGCAGATAAAGCCCGCTTCCTCAAGATCGGCGTTGTTGCGATAGTGCGCGACGTTGAGCACCGCCAGGTCGTAGAGCGGCGCATCGTCGATGTCGGGCAGGTTGTTCTCGGACCCGGCGATGTAGAGCGGGATGTGGTCGAACGCCGCCCCGCCGGCCATACGAGGTGTGAACTCCTCGCCTTTGGCCTGACCGCCATCGTCATAGACCTGCTGGGTGTACACGCCATCGCGCAGGCGCAGTACCCGGTAGTTCTTCACCAGGTCGTGGCCGAACTCATCGGCCTGTGTTTCGTCCTGGACAAGCTCTACCAGCACGGCAAGGGTCAGAACCCGGCGGCCGTTGATGAGCTCGTACTTCCAGTTGATCAGCGCCTCGGCCGCATAAGAGAGCACCAGCGGGCGGGCGCCGATATTCTGCTCGGTCTCGAAGTCGATCGAGTCATCAATCGACGGATAGTCGATAAAGATGATGTGACGGCCGGTGTCCATCACCCCGCCGAGCGCCTCCTTGGCGATATGCTCAAGGCTCGTTCCCGCGCCATCGGCGTTCTCACGCAGGTAGTCAACCTCCTCGGGCAGCTCGTGCGCGGGGTCTTTGCGAAAGACCATGCCGGACAGCGCCGCGCGGGTCCGCCCCGTGACGCCGAGGTAGTAGGCGCGCTGGACATAGCGGCTATAGCGCTCGGGGTCTTTGGGCGTGAACTCCGGCAGATAGCGCTCCGGCACGCGCTTGATCGCCGACTCGCCCTCCACCGCATCGCGGACAAGCCGCCACTTCGGGGAGTAAAGCTGGTAGTCGGGATGCAGTGTTTTTACGCTCATGCAAAATCCTTAGATCGCAAACCGGATGCTCACGTCGCTCACCGGCTTTCTCACCGGCATTTCGTAGGCGATGGGATAGGTGCCGGCATCGTTGAGATGGTCGTGGCCTGATTGCTTGTCGGGCTCGCCGTTGCGGTCATAGGCCTGCTGCTCCAGGCAGCGAACGAACTCGGGGCACCCGCGGGCGTTGATCTTGACCAGCCCCTGCTCAAAAGCGCGGTTGGCGGCGAGGATGCGATCCTTGACCGCCGGATTGCGCTTGGGCGCCCGCACCTCGAAGCCCGCCTGCTGCAGCAGCGCTATGTCCGACTGGCTGGCGTTGACTGTTTTGCGGCTAGTTCCACTAGCGTCTGGGTAGATACACAGGGCATGGCGCGGATAGCGCGCTTTAAGCAGCTCAATAACCGCCGGCGTGTCATAGCCATCGACGATCTCCTCGACCGCGTGCATCTGCTCGCCTCGGCGCACATATACAACGCCAGCCATTGCTCCGACGTTGAAGTCCAGACCCACATACAGCCTCTCCTGCGCGGTGATGCGCTCATTACTGCTGCAGCGGCCTCGGTCAAAGGCAGAATAGACTGTACCGCTCGTTAGATTGACGAACCGGCCCTCGATGTAGGCATCGGCCAGCGCCTCGGGATAGCTCTCGCGCAGGCTCTGGATGTAGCCATCGGGCAGATACGGGTTGCTATAGCTCGGCGCCTGGATAATGCCGTGCTCGGCCGTGGCCTTTTGCACCCAGCGCCAGTGCGCAAAGCGAAAGCCCTCGGGCGTGGTGTACGCCGAGGCCTGGTTGAACGGCTCGGTAATGCCCGCCGGTTGCTGGCGATTACGCGCGATGATCCGGTTCCACGCCTCCCGAGCGTGCTCGGTCTTGAGCGTGTCGAGCTCATCGACGTGCGCGGTGTAGCTCTCATAGCCAACAATCCGCTCGGGGTTATCGAGCGTGCGCAGGATGAAATCCCCCCACCCCGCCGAGGCGGTGTAGATCGCGTTGTCCTGGCGGTTGTACTTATGCGCGATGCCGTGCTCATCGAGCTTGGCCTGCAGCCGGGCAGCGGTAATCAACCGCACCAAGTCATAGGTCGGTGCATAACAGGCGATCAGCGCCTCGGTGCTCTGACAGGCGTCGATCATCGCCGCAGCGACGAGTGCCTCGGACTTCCCCGCCCCGTAGCCGGCGCAGAAAAGCCGATAGCGCTTGGCGAGGGTGAGAAAGTCTGCCTGTGGTCTAGTCGCCTGTATCGTCAGTTGCACCGACAACCTCGATGCGCACGTGGTCAACGCTCGATGCGCTGCCATCGCTGCTCTGGTGATCGAGCTCCTGTCGATCCGACCAGCCCATGTTCTTTAGCGCAAAGATCGCCCCGGCCGGCGAGTTGCCGTGCAGGCGCTCCTCGTAGCTATTCTCAATGACCGCCTTTGCGCGTTTTACAGAGTCAGGAAAACCCTCGTAGGCCTTATACTCATCAAGGCTCTGCCGCGAGGCGAGACCGAGGTAGAGAATCAGCCCGGTCAGCGTCTTTGGCTTGTCTCGGGCCTCCTGGCGCTCGCAATACTCATCCACGAGGCGATCCATGTCCTCCGGTGATGCGATCTTTCTTGGCCGTCCCATGTCTTTGCAGCCCCCGGCTGTGTGTTACTCGCCCAGCAAGTCCTGAAGTTCGTCGGCCATCGCGCCCTCGCCGATCTCATCCATTAGCGACTGCGCGTGACTGATTTCGGCATAGGCACGATCGAGCACGCTGGCGATCCGCTCGCCGGCCTGTCCGCGCTCGGCGGCCTCGAAGTGAGCGATGATCTCTGAGAGCGTCATGACCTACTCGTGGGTTTCCATCAGATAGGTACTGGCGTACTGGCAAAGGCCGACGCCGGTGAGCGTGTCGCAGTGAAAGCTCATGGTCGGGTCGCCGTCCTGCTCCCAGACGATGACCATCGACTCGGGGGCGATCTGGCCGTCGCGGATGCTCTGCGCTACGGACTCAAGAAGCCCCGCGCAGGTCTCGGCCCGGTGGCCTTCCTGGTTAAAGCGAACGACATTACCCATTGGAGCGCACCTTCTCGGCGACTTTCTCGGCACTGCGCCCGACGACATAGCCGCCCAGGCCCACCTTGATCAGCTCCCACATGGCACCGGGGACTTCGAGCTGCAAACCGGCATCGAAAAACAGGTCGACGTAGGGAGCAATAATGTAGTTATTCGCCACAATCGATACGAACACGAGCATGGTGATCGGCCGCCAGGCGCTAGTGAGCCAGTGATCGGACTTCGCCTCGGCGACGACCACATCGCGCGCGACTTCCTGCGCGGTCTGCTCGTGTTTGAGCATCTCCATGCGCAGCTCGTGCGCGGCCTCCGCGGCCTTGTCCTTATCCTCGAAAAAGCGCCCGAGGACGTTATCGACCGCCTTGCCGAGCCCGGCAGTCAGCAGCTGCTGGATCATTCGTTCAGCCAGGCCTGGACGTTAAAGCACGGACAGGCTTTGTCGCTCACGTCACGGTGGCCGATAACATCAAGCGGACCGTGGCGCCGCTGGAGATCATCAACGAGATCACCGAGTGCCTCCCACTGCCAGCGGCTGAAGTTCGCCTCCGCGCTCTTTTCCTGCTCTTTCATTCCGCCGACCAAGCAGATGCCGATCGAGTCGGCGTTGTGGCCTCGGGCATGCGCACCCTGCACTTCTACCGCCCGGCCTTTCTCGACCCGGCCATCGCGGGTGATGACGTAGTGATAGCCGATGTCATCCCAGCCGCGCTCGTCCACATGCCACTCCCTGATTGTCTCCGCGCCGATGTCCATGCTCGGCGGCGTATAGCTCGCATGAACGATGATGGTGCTGAGGTCACGCATTACTTGTCGGCCTTGTCATCAATCTTGGCGAGGATTTGACGGATCAGCGCTTTGACTTCCTGCATGTCGTCGCGGTAGTCATCGCGCCGGAGATACGTCTCCGAGGCGTGGCGCTGCTGCTGTGTGATCTGCCCCTCGACTTTGGTGATCTCGTCCTGCAGGCGCTTTTCTGCCGCCTGGCGGGCCGAGGACTCAGCGTTGATCGATTCCTTGACCGATTGGATCGCCTGCCAGAGCAGGAAAGCCGTCCCGCCGAGGAGCAGGTTCACGGCCCCTGCGATCACCATCACTGCCGTTTCAAGCATCCCGGCACTCTGGGGCGATACTCACCGAGTAGGGGCCATCAACGCCCTTGAAGATGAAGTTAACCGGCTCGCCGCGGGCGTCGTCGACGATCCCGCAGATGTAGAGCCGATTGATCGAGCCCTGGTCGCTCACGACACACTCAGCCTCGCCCTGCATGCAGGCGAGCAATGCAGCGGCAAGTAGAGCGTTCATGGCGTACTCCGTTAGGCCTGGCACATCTCAGGCGTGAGGCGAACACGGCCAACCTCGCCATGATCGCGGTGATAAGTGATGACCTGTGCGCTGCGCTCGGCTTTGTAGCCGTGGCGACTCGCGTAGGCATCCTGTGCCGCGAGCGTCTGATGCTGCTCGACAGTCATCAACGATGACTCCTGCGCGACCTTGTGGTGCAGGTGGCCGACGTGACCGTATGACTGCTGGGTGCGCCCGTAGACCTCGCGGAACTTGGAGATAAAGGCCTGCTCCACCTCAGGCATTTTCTTCAGGTGCCCGTGATGGAAGAAAAGCGAGGTCTGACCGTGCTCAACGCAGTAGTAGGGATCGGGGCTCGTGTCGACCGCCACGCGAGGCTCATCCTCGTAGTGCGCGGCGAGCCATTCGCGCATGTACGCCGACGTCGCGAGGTCGTGATTGCCCTCGGCGTAGATGATCTGAATCTCCTCATAGCGCTGGGCGAGCATGTCGATCACCCGGCGCATCACCCGGATCACCGTGCGAGCAAGGAGCTGCAACCGCGTGTCGCTATCCAGCACATGCCCATGCCCCGGCGTCACCGCTTCGAGGCTGTCGTAGTGGCAAGCATCGCCAAGCTGGGCGAGGACGACCTTCTTTGCCGGCGGCGCCGAGGCGATGGCGGTCTCAAAGAACGCCACCAGGGTCTCCTCGGCAATGCTGATATCCCAGTCCGCGCCGCGCGTCTCCTCACCCCAGGCAAGGCTGCCCAGGTGATAGTCGGTGATCACAAAGCAGGACAGGAGATTGTCGCTGGCGGCCTTGGGCCGCGATTTGAATCCAGCGCGCGGGATTTGATCGGCAAAGCCATCGAATGCGCCCTTGAGCGCCTCGCGCACGGCATCCGCATCGCGGCTTGTCTTAACCCATTCGAGCTTGGGCTCGCCGGTCTCTGCGTCATACAGCGTCGAGCGCCCTTTGACGATCTCATCCGGCAGCGTCTGCGGCGCTGGCTTTTCTTCCATCTCCTCGATCCGCGCAAGCCGCCGGTAGAGGCCACGCAGATCAATACCGAGCATGGCCGCCGCCCCGGACTTCGTGCCGGCCTGATCAAGCGCGGCGAGAATCTGGGCGTCCGAGTATTTTTTAGGCATAAAAAAGCCCCGGTAGCCGCAAGGGCTCCAGGGCGCACTTTTTCCATGTTGCCTAGATAGTATCAAACTTCTTCTAGAAACACAACATCATGCGGCTTCGAGGCCGAGCACCCCCGCTATGTAGTAGTGGACCTGGTCGATGCGCTGGCGATACTGGGCGACGCTGACCTTCAATTTATCGCTCGCCACCCGGTCGGTATCCTGGGCGACGTAGCGGTAGATCACGGTCTGCTTAAGCCCGCCAGATAGCCCACAGATTGCCGATTCCATGCGCTCAATGGGCTCGGGCATCGGCAGGTCAGGGGATTTGCTCGACGACCCGGCACCCGGTCCCTCGCGCATTGCTTTGTGGATGATGTTTCGGCGTGGGTAGCCAAGGCCAAAGTCCTGTCGCTCACGCACCCAGTCGCCCCACTCAAAAAGCCGCAGGTCAACGTCTTTGAGCATCTCGCACCTCGTCGGTGGCTAATACAAAACCGTCAAAATCAAGCTCGGCAATCGGCGCCCGGTCATAGCCGCCCTCAAATCGCCCGAGAAGCACGGGCAGCGGGACGCGAAAGCGCCACGGCTGACGCGACTTGCGGTAGGCAAGCGCCGGGATCATGCGCTCGGCCTGCAGGCAGGCCTGGCGCCACCAAGCATTGAGCTGCAACGTTTCATGGCGTTTCACCTCAAGCGCCCACGGGTCGACGCCCAGGAGGTCAAAGCCACCGCTGCGTGTCTGCTCCAGATTCCGGGCACAGTCCAGCCCGAGCGCATCCGAGAGTAGATGCGCCAGCTCCCGCTCTGCCGTCGCGCCCTTTCGCCGCTGCGAGGCGCCCATTACGCCGCCTTGGTCCTCTGCCGGTACTGCAGGGCCGAGCGAAGCTGCGCGGGCCTGTTTTTGACGACATGCCGGATGTGCTTGAGATCAATGCCGAGGTGGCTCGTCACCCACCACGCGCTCCACGGCTCGGTGGATTCATGGAAAAGCCAGAAGATCGCCTCGATCTTTCGCTCCTGCTGCACACCCTGCCCCCGCTTGGCTTTGGTGACATCGGCAGTCGCCTCACGGATGGATAGCGCCAGTAAGGCGGCCAGCACCTTGCGCTCCTCAATATCTCGGCTGGTCTCATCGACCTCGCTGATTTTCAGCTCCCAATCATCCATAGTGAACAATCCCCATCTCGCGCCAGATCGCCCGCGTCTCCGCCAAAGCACGGATGACGCACTCGTATATCTCCGCCTCACTGACCTTTGCCAACGCCCGGTGGTCGACGGCGTCGTGACACCCCGAGCAGCCGATGACGGCGTGATCGTCGGAGGCCTTGGTGCCGACTCCGCGGCGGCCAAACGGCGCATGGCAGAGCACCGTCGTCTCGCTGTTGCCGTTGCAGTGACCTGGAATGCGCAGCGTGCAATCCTGCCCTCGGGCCGAGTAGCGCAGCGCGCGGCTTCGCAATGGCTCGTCTTTCGGAATCATGCCGCCTCCTCCTCGCGCATGGCCTGCTCAGACCAGCGGATTTCCCAATCGCTGCCGTAGGCGTAGATCAGCTCAATGAGCTCGGACAGCTCGGCCTTTCGCATCTTCGAGGTGCGCATGCCGAGCAAGACAACGCCACCGTCGAGACCCTGAGCCATGCGCATCTCGCCGCGATAAGCGGCGGTGAACACGTCCTTCCAGTCCTCGGCGGTGGCATAGACCGACTCGCCGTTGATGACCATCGGGCGCTGGCGGGCCACGTCCCGGAGCATCGCCCAGAGCTTGTCGTTTTGCTGATTGGAGCGAGTCGGGCGGGATAGCGTGATCAAAACCTCACCACCGGCCAGACCTGCGAAGGTCATGTCACGCGCCCAGTCCATTGCCGGGTTCAGGCCGGTGTAATCGCGGACAATGCGCTGCACCTGACTCATGCCGCCTCCAGCAGACGGTTGAGATACCAGATGGCCTTCTCAATGGACTCATCCCCGCCCTTCATGCGCTCTCGCCAGATGTACTTGAGCGCTGCGGACTTGCAGTAGCCGCGGAACTCCTCGGCGGTCATCGACGACTCGATCGCCTCGATGCACTCGACATCGCCCGCGGTGTAGTGCGGCGGCTGGTTGACGTAATCCGGCCCATTGAGCTCCTCGGACTCTTGGCGCGCCTCCTCATCCAAGCGGTCTAGTGCCTGCATGAACTCGCGATGCAAATGCCTGTCCTCTACCCTCGGCTCGCGACGGCCAAGCTCATCAGCTTCAATCTTAAGATGGTGCATCGCTTTCCTCCTGGTCATCTGTGAACGCGCTCTCAAACTGATCGCATGTCGCTGCGGGGCCTGTCGGTGCTTCGTGCAAATGGCACCAGCCAGGCGCGAAATATCTGCAATAAATGCAACGCTCAACGGTCATCCTTGGGCTCCAGATCGGTCACGCGGACATCACCAAAATGGGCACGTAGCTCGTCGACCATCTGTGCAATGTCGGGATACTTGTTGCGATTCTCGCTGGCGCTTGCGCTTTTCGGATCGCTCATATCGCCACCTCCCGGCCCGAGGTGTAGGGAACGTATCGATAGGCTCTGGCGCCGGCGTGCTCAATAAACTGATTGGCGTCTCGGTCGAACCAAAGCCGCACGCTCGGCTCGTCCTCGCCGTTGCGCTGTTTTAGGCATCGGAGCACCGCATCCGGCTGCTCGGTCTCATCGAAAGACTCGCCGGCCTGCTGTGCGATGCGCCGGGATTCTTCCTTGCGCTTGTTCCGCCAGAGTGCAAAGACGGTATCTACCATGTCGGTGATCGCCCCGGTGCCCTTGACGTCGAACTTGCCGGCGGGCTTGTCCTCGCTCTCGCCCTTTCTCATGTGCAGGCACAGCTGGACGTGGACGTCGTATTCGCGGGCGAAGTCGGTGAGCTCATCGACAAATTGCTTTTGGCCGTTGTAGTCATCCTCGGCAAAGCCGCACTTGGCGAGGTTGTCGATGACGAAATACCGGATGCCGTAGCGGCGCAGGCCGTACTTTGCGACCTCGATGATTCGCTCCGCCTTGGCCGTCCCCACGGCGTTAAACGCCCACAGGCGGCCGCGGTACCAGTCGTGGATGGCGTGGATGTACTCAGGCGAGGGCAGAGAAACGGCAGCGGCCTGCCGGTCGAGGCGGGCGAGCCACTTTGAGGGCTTAAACTCCATCGAGGCGACCATCGCCCTCTGGCCCTGGGCCATCGCCTCGAGCGTCAAAAGCCCGGCCATCTGCGTTTTCCCATGACCGTTTACGCCGGCCATCAGGCTGACCTCGCCGGGTCGGAGCATGACGGCCTCACCCTTTTTCCAGGGCAACCGCACGCCAGGCTCATCGCCGTTGGGGTAGTAAAAGGCGACGACCTCATCGGCGTAGTCCGCGGCCTGCACCAGTTCATCAGGGTCAAGCGCACGGGCCGAAGCAACCGCCGAGCCAATGTCACGGGTCGAGACGCCCTTGATTAAGCACTCGTTAGCGTCTTTGTGCGGCAGGCTGACCGAAAGGCACCGCTCGGGGCCTAGGCGGTCGATGATTTCCTTAATCGCGCCCTGCCCGGCCTCGTCCATGTCCCAGGAGAGATAAATCTGATCAAACTGCGCGAGCCGGTCGTACTCGGTATCGATCCAGTCCGTACTGTTTGCCCCGTTGGTCGGGCTTAGTGCCGCAAAGCCGTAGGTATGCCAGGCGAGGCAGTCGAGCTCACCCTCGCAAAGCACCACCGAGCGCTCGGTATGATCAATCGCCTGCCAGCCGAATAGGCACGGAACGCCGCCGCGCTCTGACCAGAACTTCTTCTCGCTGATTGATCGGTATTTGAGGTACTGGATTGAGCCATCGGGCGAGAATGCCGGCAGCATCACAGCGCCCTTGTGAGCCGCGACGCGATAGGCATCGATCGACTCGGCAGATAGCTTTCGGGTGTCGGTCAGCCACCGGAGCACTGCCCGGTCATCCGATGCCTTCGCCGAGCCCTTGGGCGCACTGAGCTTCGCTGGCCGCTTATCCTCGCCGACCGGAATCTTCGGCAGCGCGATGCCCAGGTACTCACGGGCCTGAGCCAGCGCATCGGACATCGAAACGCCCCGCGATTCCGCCCAGAGATCAAGCAGATCGCCGCCAACGCCATTCTCAGCGTGATCAAGCCACAACCCGGCCCGATCCCCCGAAAGCGATACTCGAAGGCTCTGACCGGCCTCTCCGGCGACCGAGCCGGCGGTGTACTCGCCTCGGCTTTCCTTCCCCTCGGGCAGCAGGTACCGGCACACATTCGCGGCGTCCTGGGCGAGCAACCGCGCGACGTCCTTTGCTCGGTAATCGCTCATAGCGCCGCCTTGAGCCAGCGCGGCTCTTCGCCGTGCTCGTCGAGCAGCGTCGGGCGCTCGACCTCCCAGCCCTGCGCGTAGTGCTCATCCGGCCCGAAGAACGTGCCGGCCATCATCACATACCGGCTGCCCTCCTTTTGCTCGGAGCGGATATGGCGCGCATAGCGCTTGGCGCCTTCCAGTATCTCCTCCGCACTAACCCCGGCGCGCCGTCGAGCGACATACGCTCGCCAGGCCTGCTTTCGGTTGTGCGATGGCTTTCGCTTAGGTAGCGCCTTGTAGGCCTCATCAAACTCGCTCTCGTCAACTTCGCAAGTTGACGGACGATTCTTCTTCTCTGTCTCTGTATCTGTATCTGTCTCTGTCTCTGGGGGCGTTACAGAAACGGTTTCGTAACGTTTCACGTCCGTTTCATGCGTTAAATCGGCATTCTGATTCTTCTGCCGATGTCGCCGAACCCGCTCTGTGCTGCGGTCGCTGCGATATTGACGGCTGTCCCACTTGGTCGGCTGCCAGTACTCATCAACCAGGCCAACCTCCATCAATCGACGATGCAACTCATCAAGTTCGCGTCGTTGGAGGCCAAGTTTGACCGATAGCTTTCGCTCCAAAAGATCAAAGCTCTGATCCTCATCGAGCATGCCCTTGCCCTTGCAGCAAAGCAGCGCGACGAAGTGCCAGCGATCCTCAAAGGCGAGGAGCTTGAGCTTTTCGTCGTCGACGGCCTCGGTGTACATCCGAAACCAGGGGAGATGCTTCTCATCCATCGATAGCCTCCTTAATCGCGTCTGACCACGCCCGAACGCGATGGGGCGTAGGGCCTTCAATCTGCATCTTCTCGGCCTGCTCAAGCGCTTCGTTCCAGCTCATGGCGGGCTCCTTGTAAGGCGCACCGCCCAGGGCAATGCGCGAGGTGTAAAAAAGCCCGCATAAACGGGCAAAAGGAGGAGAGACTCTAGGCATCCTCGAAAACATCCGGCCGTATCTGCTCGGGCGGGACGCCGGATAGCCGAGATAGGCGCATTACCCGCTCGGCCGGCACCCGGCTCTTTCGCCACAGCTGCACGGCCTGCCAGCTGATCCCAAAATGATCGGCAACGACTTGATCGCCACCGGCCTGCTTGATGATGTCGTCGATTTTGATGTTCATGAGTCCACTCTACAAGAAACTCTTATCCCGATGCAAGCATCTCTATGTAATCACAAGCAGGTATTGCATTTATTTGGCGCAGAGGGGTATAAATACGCTCCACTAGTTCTCGTGCAGGGAGCACGCACTGATTCCATGACGATTAACGCGACTATTAAGCGGCTCCGAGAGGCCGCCGGACTGAGCCAAAGCGAGCTCGGCCGGCGTTTGGGGGTGAGCTATGCCGCGGTTCAGCAGTGGGAGTCAGGCGCGTCCAGGCCACGGCCTCAACGAATCAAAGAGCTGGCACAGGTTCTAGGTGTCTCCCAGGCGGTCTTACTCGGACTGGAGAGTGAGGTCGCTTCGGCGGCGGCGCCCATGCGCTCTGTGCCTTTGATTTCATGGGTGCAAGCAGGAAGCTGGGAGGAAGCGGTGGATATATTTGAGCCAGGCAATGCCGATCATTGGGTTCCAGTCAACGTCACCACGGGCGACAACGCATTTGCTCTGACCGTGGTCGGGGACTCGATGATCTCCCCTTACGGATCAGCCAGCTATCCGCCGGGTACGATTATCGTCGTCGACCCGGCCGTCTCGCCCGATCCTGGCAAGCGAGTCGTTGCCAAACATATCGACACCGGCGATGTGACCTTCAAGGAGCTCGCACAAGACGCCGGCGTCGCCTACCTAAAGCCCCTCAACCCCCAATACCCTGCGCTTCGCATGGACAGCGAGTGGCAGGTTGTCGGCGTTGTGGTCTCTAGCATCCACGTCGAAAAGTAGATTTTTTTGGCTGAACCTACAAGAAGCGCTTGACAGCGCTACAAGGGCTAGTAGGATGAAACCTACAAGTTTGACTTTTAGGAGGCCGAAACAATGTACCGCTGGTACCCAGTACCGAACTACACGTTCCCCGAGAGCAATCACCTGCCGCCCGAGCAGCGGCCGGCCCATGTGGTTGATGTCTACGGCGGGATGATCGTCGAGTGCGACTCGCTCGAGATCGCCGAGCACATCGCCTCGCTTCACAACGAGAGCGTCAGCGAGGAGGCGGCATGAATAACCACGCCGAGATGCTCAGGCAGATGGCCGCCGAGTGGCGGGCAAACGACGAATTAAGCCAAGCAATGCTCGATCTGGCGCTGCGCGTATCAGCCGCTCGCCGAGTTGAGGAGGCCAAGAAATGATCTTGATCGCACCGACACAGAACGCACTTAAGACAGCCGAGGAGCTCACCGAGCGCGGCTTTGACATCCACGTCGGCAGTGAGGGGCGCTACCTGCGCGCCTACCCGACCACGATTCCGACAGAGGTGGCGTGATGAATGACGACGCCGCACAGCAGCTCCTACATGAAAACCAGAGGAAGCTCTACCAGGAGGCCAACATGAAAACACTCGCCCAGGCGCTCGTTAAGGCGCAGGCCGCATTCGGCCGAGCTCTCAAGAGCTCGGATAACCCGTATTTCAAGTCGAAGTACGCTGACCTCGGCTCGGTCATCGACGCGGTGATGGAGCCGCTGAACGACCACGGCATTGCCGTGATCCAGCGCACCGAGCCATCAGAGACCGGCGTGATCGTTGAGACGCTGTTTGTCCACGAGTCCGGCGAGCAGCTGTCTGCCGGGAGGCTGTATCTGCCTGCCCCGCAGCAGGACCCGCAGAAGTACGGCGGCGCGCTGACCTATGCCCGTCGCTATGCACTGATGAGTGCCTGCGGGATCGCGCCCGAGGATGACGATGGAAACGCCGCGGCGAAGGCGCTCAAAGACGAGCAGACAAACCCCATCACCGCCGAGCAGGCCGGAGAAATCCGCGCGCTGATCGACGAGGTGGGCGCTGACGAGGCGCGGCTTTGCACCTATTTCAAGATCGGCAGCGTTGATGAGCTGCCCGCTGGCAAGTATCGCAACGCGATTGCCGGCCTGGAGAAAAAGCGTAAGGAGGTAGCGTGATGGCAGTCGCAGCACATGAAATACAGGGCTCGGAGGCCTGGCTTGAGTACCGCCGCACCCGCGGCGGGGCGTCCGAGGTGTCGGCACTTTTCCGGGCCTCGCCCTGGATGCCGAAAAACCCCCGCGAGTTGTTCGACGTCAAGACCGGCCGGCGCGAGGTGTTTGTGAACTCCGCGATGCGGCATGGCAATGAAAGAGAGCCAGCCGCACGGGCCAAGCTGGAGCACTTGCTTGGCGAGGCGATTGAGCCGCAGATCGTCGAGTACGCCGAGCACGACCGGATCATCGCGTCTCTTGACGGGCAGACGATGGATGGCAAGACGATCGTCGAGATCAAGTGCCCGCCCAAGGGCCGCGATTCGAAGGCCTGGAAGCAAGTCGAGGACAACGGCAAGCCGGATCACCACTACTGGCTGCAGATTCAGCAGCAGCTCCTGTGCAGTGGCGCCGACTATTGCCTTTACGCGGTCTATGACGCCGCGGCTGACGAGTTACTGACCAGCCAGGTCGAGGCCGACCCTGAGACGCAGACGCAGATCATCGAGCGCTGGCGGGAGTTCTTCTCTGCCCTCGACGCGGGTGAGCCGCCCGAGGATGACGAGGAGCGCACAGACGATGCCTGGCGCAATGCGGTCGAGCAGTACATCGCCGCGAAGGCTGCGCTTGATGACGCCAAGGCCGACGAGCAAGCCGCCAAGGAGGCGCTCGAAGCGCTGGCCGGCGAGGAAGGCGCCAAGGGTTGTGGCGTGAGCGTGAGCCGCTTCTACGTCAAGGGCTCGGTCGACTACAAGGCCGCGCTGCCGAAGGACATCGACCTGGAGGCTTACCGCAAGCCGGGCCGGTGGCAGACGAAGATCACGATGCAAAAGGAGGCCAACAATGGCTAATGGCTACGACGACACCAATCGCGGTGTCCTTTTTCGCAACGACCGCAAAGAGCGGGACGCCCAGCCCGATATGACCGGCAAGGTCGACATCGAGGGAAAGGAGTATCGCCTGGCGGGCTGGACGAAAGAGGCCAAGACGGGAAAGAAGTTTCTGAGCATTGCCGTGACGCCGTCCGAGGAGCAGTCCGCTGCCCCGGCGCAGGCTGCTCAAGACCCTGACGACGAGATTCCGTTCTGATGATTGAGGTAGCACTACTGAGCGCACGAGCGACGCCGCCTAGCCGGGCAACCCCCGGCGCGGCGGGGCTTGACTTTTACGCCGCCGACGGCGTGTCGATTGGCCCGAGAAAGCGAAAGCTGGTGCCCACAGGCATCGCCGTCGGCATACCGGCTGACCACGTCGGGCTGATTTGGCCGCGTTCAGGCCTGGCCGTGAAGCACGGGATTGATGTGCTCGCTGGCGTTATCGACTGCGACTACCGCGGCGAGGTCATGGTCGCGCTGATCAATCACGGCGAATCGAATTTTCAGATCGAAGCTGGCGATCGCATCGCGCAGCTCGTCATCCAGCAATACAGCGCCAGCCAGGTGATGGTTGTCAGCCATTTGGGCCAGACCCATCGAGGCGAGCGCGGATTTGGGAGCACAGGATGAATTACATACAAAAGCAAACCTATCAGACAGCCCTGTCCGACCTGGATCTGATTGCCCGGTCGATCAAGGAGGCCGGTTATCTGAACGCCGATGCGCAGGCCGCGCATCACTATCTTCTCAAGGCGACAGACGCGCTCAACGAGGCGCTGGATGCCCGAGATGTCCTCGCCTGAGAAAGAAGCGGTGATTGAAGCAAGTCTCCATCTGGCATCGGCCCAGACGGTTGTTGCGCAGATGGAGCAGCTACTCGCCCAGGCGCTTGCGCATTGTCAGCGTATGGAGCGGCCATCGGAGGCCTGGGAGGCAAAAACACAGCAAACCCTGCGGCTTCTGCGGGAGGACGCGAATAAAGGAGTTTTCAATGTGTAGTTATATCGGGCTGGGATTGATGATTCTTTCCGGATTGTTCGGCGTTTTATTAATTCTAGCCGCGGGCTTAACGATATGGGCTGTGCTCAAATGAGTTTTGGCGCAAACAACTCGGCCTGCTGTCAACCGCTGGCACAGCGGGCATTCCGGATCGTTGATGAATTATACATTGCATAAATATGCGCGAGCCCATGAGGAGGCGTCGGGTAGATATGAGGTTATCCACCATATTGTGCGAACACACACCCCGGCGCCTCACTCATGCGCTCACAGGGTCCAGCAGGGAGCGCCGGCTGGCGGCCTCCGGCCGACGCTCCACTGGTGGGTCTTAGACCAGGAGATCGATAATGTTTCTGACGCACGATGAGCTCGTAGACTTGACCGACCGGGCAAGCCCCCGGCATCAGGCGAGATGGCTCGCAGAGCACGGGTATCCGTTCGAGATGTCGGCGGCAGGCAAGCCAAAAGTCCTGCGCACCGAGGTCGAGCGGCGATTATCATCCAAGGCCGAGGCCCGCAGCCGTCGGGCCGAGCCGAACTGGAGCGCACTGATTACCTGATGGGCCGTCGCAGACAGCACAACCGCCACCTGCCCGCGCGCATGCAACTGCGCCGCGGCGTTTACTACCACACCCCGTATATCGAGGGGAAAGTGCGGTGGCGCTCGCTCGGCCGGGACTATGCCGACGCGCTGAGAGAGTGGGCCGAGCTGGAAGGCCAGCGCGTGACGCCCGGAGAAACCGTCTCGCACGCGATTGATCGGTACATGATTGATGCCCTGACTGACCTTGGCGAGAGCACTCAGCGCGATTACAGGCGCTCTCTCGGGGTTCTGCGGCAGGTCTTTGGGGATATGCGGCTCACCGACCTTAAGCCACACCACGTCGCGCAGATGCTCGACCAGGCAAAGGCCAAGGTCGCGGCCAACAGGCACGCCGCGGTGCTATCGACGGTGTATCAACACGCAATGCGATGGGGCTGGGTCGACACCAATCCGTGCAAGGGCGTGCGGCGTAATCGCGAGACCGCCCGCACGCGCTACATCGACGATAACGAGCTCAACTACGCCATACAGCACGCGCCGGCGATTATCGGCCTAGCGCTGCAGTTTGCCTACCTCACCGCGCTCGACCTGGGCGACATGCTGCCGCTGCGTCACAGCGACATTGTCGATTACCAGGGCAAGCGCGTGATCAAGTCGGAACGAGGGAAAACCGGGCGCACGGTGACAGTCGAAATAACCGAAACGCTCGGCGAGATCATCAGAGAGCTGCGGCGGCTGCCGGATCGGCCGGCTTCGGTCTGGGTCATGCCCAACCGGCAGGGGCAGGCGTACACCGTGAGTGGATGGGAATCGGGCTGGCAGAAGTTCAAGCGCCAGCACTCGATCGACTGGAGATGGAAGGACGTGCGCGCGAAGGCGCTGACAGATGTGAGTCGCGAGAGAGGGCGAGACGCGGCCCAGGCACTGGCCGCTCACGCATCGGGCACAACGACTGAGGTCTACATCCGAGCCCGCGATCGGGTCATCGTGCAGCCGGTCAGATAGGGATTATTTTAGACAGATCGCCGGATTTAAGACTGCAACGATTCCAGAAAATGCCCTAAGTGCCTGATTATATGGTGGGCCGTGAAGGACTCGAACCTTCAACCAACTGATTAAGAGTCCGGTGCCTATACGCCGGCAAGCCGTTGATGTATCTCTAAAACCGTCCCGTACAAACGTCTAAAATCCCACGTGCTCGAAGCGCTGAAAGCCCCGCATGGCGCGGGGCGGCTTTGCGATTTTAGACGCGCCCAAAGGCCCGATCGAGGGCAACTTGACGCTCGTCCTCGGTCATCTCCGGCCAGTACATGATGTCCTCGATATGCCGACCGCAGCCGATGCAGAAAAAATCGCTATCCACCTTGCAAACGTTTACGCACGGGCTTTCAATCATGACGAGACTCCAGTAGCTCGCTCGCCCATTTAATGTCCCGCATATGGGATTGGTAGCAGTGATCTTCTTGGAAGAAAAAGATCGCGTTGATCACATGGCGAAGCGGCCACGCACGGCGATAGGCCCGGGCGCTGACTGTCTCGTCGTGATGGCCACCGAGGAATAGGACGTTGACTCCCTGAGAGAGCCAAGCGGCGATGCGGATGAATTGATTGACCATCTTTAACCAGCCGATTAGACGCTGATCCCAAAGATGTCATCGAGCTGCGCCTCGGTGTAGCCAAGCGCAGCGGCGAGCGCCAGCAGGTCTTCGTTTGTGCGCCAAAACTCATTGGCATCTTCCCAAAGAATTACCGCGCGGGGGTCAGCGTTGGCATCGCTCATCGCGGTTTTGACATTCTCAAGTTCGTCGCGCTCAAGCAAAGCGAGCTTAAACTCGGCACGGGAGAGCTTCGCCCGATTGCGGGCTTTCTGGCGAGTGCGCTCAATGATATCGGTTTGCTGCCAAGTCCCGTAGACCACGTCATCTTCTGCGTCGTAGGTGTACGGGTGGGTGTACTCATAGCCCTTGCCATCGGTAGGCTTGGCCTGACCTTTAAGCCTGCGCCAGCCAAGTGCGTGGAGTCGGTCTTGGCTTGCATTAGCTAGGCTGCCAGGCAGCCCAACCTGCACGACTCGCTCGTCTTTAATCCTTGCCATTGTCATGAGTTAGACCTCGCTTTTGTTAAATTGCGCATGAAAACGACACCGTGCTGTGATGCCTCGATTGCCCATTTCTTTCGGAGTCGGTAGCTGTTGCATCGCCGCGCCAGTGCCAAATAGGACGTCACCGTCTCGCCGCGATGCCGATTTTTACTAAGCCCCTCCATCGCCTTATGCCCGCGGCGGGCGGTGCGGCGGCGCAGGTAGGTGCGGTGCGGCCTGATGAATCGCCCACAGAAATCAAAGCCTGCATCAAGGGGCGCGCATCGGGTCTTTTGCGGGTGAAGCCCTAAACCCACGGCCGTGAGCTCCTCGACAATCATCCGGTAGGCTTCGCGCAGCCGGTCGATATCGGCATCCATGAGCACCAAATCATCGACATAGCGCCCGTAATGGCGAACGACGCCGGAGCGCACGAGACGCTGATCCATCGCGCTCAAGTAGACATTCGCGCCGAACTGGCTGGTGAGATTGCCAATCGGCAGCCCTCGCCCCGGGCGCGCGTTCCAGAGGCTCTTGTGCCCGGGGATCAGATCAATGAGCGCGGCATTGCCGGGGAAGTGCGCGTTCTGCGTCACATCGACATTGATGACCTCATTGACCAGGTGCGAGACCCAGGGCTCATAGCAGTGCGGCATGAGCAGCCGGTGTAAATGCGCCCGCTCGATTGAGGGGAAGAAGTTGCGGATATCGACCTGGAGGATGTAAGCCTTTTGGCTCCAGCCTCGCGTCACCCGCCTTGCTGCACGCTCGGCCCAATCCGATGCGCCGGTGGTGCCCCGACCCTGAATGCAGGCAAACGTCGTCGCGATCCAGCGCGGCTCAAAGCGCGGCCGCAGCCGGTTGTAGACCAGGTGATGCACCACCCGGTCGGCAAACTTACTCGCCCAGACCTCGCGCGGCTTTGGGTTCATCACCACAAAGCACATATGCCCGTCGGGCTTCCAGGTGCAGTCACGCACCTGGTAGTAGATATCCATGATGTTGCGCGAGAAGTTCGTCTCAAACTCCACCGCGGTCCACGCGCTGCGCTTATGGCGCCGGCAGCACTCGTAGGCGTGGATGACTTCTTCGACGGTTAGATCAGATGCCGGGGAGGCTATGACGGCCTCCGGACGGGACGCACCGAGTTGTTGGTGTTGTCCTTGTTGTTGGCATTCTGGTAGCCCTCATAGCCAGAGTTCGTGAAGTTCTGGTTCCAGGCACGGCCATCGCCGTTTCTATTCACGCATCCACCGGATGCGACCCGGTGGTAGCTGGCTTTCGCCCTCTCGCTTATAGCGGAAACGGCACGC